TAATTCTGACTCGTGATCGGAGCCTTCAGAGGGTTGAAGATGTTGTAATAGGCGATTATGTCTGGGGCCACTTGGGTCGTTGGACTAAGGTTATAGACACGTATGGGTTCTTTCAAAATGGCGGTTATCTGGCTAAATGTCAGGCGTCTTTCCCTGTTGTCGTATCTGTAGACCACCGGTGGTTTGCCAGGAGCGACTGTTCAAAAATGCCGGGTAAGACGAGGAGAGACCTGGGGGTTGATGAATGGCATTGGGCTGACAGTATGCCTAAATCTAAATGGCTTAATGGGGTTAACTCTTATCTTGCTGTTCCAAATAGTTTTGGGAGAACCTTGCCAATCCCCGAGCCAGATTTTTCTGGCACCAGAACAATCTTTGAGATGAATGAGGATTTTTGGTGGATGGTCGGTAGATACGTTGCGGATGGTTATGCCAATTGTGGCACTGTCTCTTTGTACGCCCACCCCAAAGATAAAGAATCTATACTTGTCCATGCGAGAGGATGCGGAATGAAAATCCGTATCAAGACAAGAGACCATTCATCAGCGGATATGCTTGCGATGTGCAACACTGGATATGTGAGATGGCTTAAGAAACATTTTGGTAGCCATTCCCATAATAAGGAGATCCCCACATGGCTTTTGACAGCACCCACTAATGTACGCTATGCCTTCTTCGACGGCTATATCTCGGGTGACGGATGTGAGCAGCGGCATGGAAATCAGGTCCGCATAAATGGCGGGTCGGCCTCAAAGAAGCTCACAATGGGACTGGGGTTGTTGGGTTCTACTTTAGGTTACACCATAGGGCTTGGAATTACAGAGATTAAACAAACCCATATTATGGGGATCGAGTTGAAGTCCCCTGCCCAGCCTCGTTACGATTATCGGTTTAACGAAAAGGGGGCTGCTATTCATGATGAAAATTTCTCTTACTATAAGATGAAAAGTCTTGAATATATAGAGGGTGAGTTTGAATATTTTGGTTTGATTACCGAAGACCATTCCTATCTAAGTGAAGGTATTATTAGTCATAATACACACCCCCTGAGACTTGAAATGGATGAATCCCAGGATTATCCGCCACGCGGCTGGACAGAAATTATTGAGACATTAAAGAGAGGACATCAGGGTGCTACATGGCATTCACATGGAGTTACCAGGGGGATTCACGATAAATTTTATGACTTCTCACAGCCCACCTCTGACTGGAAGGTTTATAATATTACAGCTATGTCCCGCCCGACATGGACTGACGAGGAACGGCAAGAGAAGATTCACATGTATGGTGGGTCGATAGATCACCCTGACTATAGACGTAATGTCCTTGGGTTGCACGGCGATACTCAGAATCCTCTTTTCGTCCTCAGTAGACTTGCTAAATGTTTCGATATTGATCCGATATCGGACTACAACCAGTTTGAATATTTTTCGACTAAGATAAGTGCTGAGGTGATTGAGGATATTGGCGGCGACATCCTAGATATTGCAGCGAACGTTCCTGCTGCTCACTCTGCACATAAGATCGTGTGGGGCGGGATGGATGTGGGATATGTTAGAGATCCTAGCGAGATCCTTATATTTGCAGAATCCAAGGGCAAGACAAAAGATTCGCCTTCCACTCTCAAGCTGATAGCAAGGTTCCATCTCGACCGCGTGGCCAATCCTCACCAGGCGGCTTTGGTCAAGTGGATTATAGAGTACTACAACATCGCTGGATTCTCAATGGACAAGATGCAGCCCGTGTCAGAACCCGTGTTGACTCCTGCTGGATGGGTTTCAATAGGAGATATTAGCATTGGAGATAAGGTAATCGGTTCTGATGGTAAGCCCACCGAGGTAACTGGGGTATATCCACAGATAGATCGCCATGTTATGAAAGTGACCTTGGATGACGGTTCTTGGACCAGGTGTGGCCCCGAACATCTGTGGACAGTCGATTGTGCGTTTAGAGGGCTGGCTGGGAACTCTATCATAACTACAACAACGCAAGACATTCTCAATAATATGGATGCCCATCATCGTTGGTCGGTACCGATGCTTGGGGTCCCTTATAATGGACCCACTAAACGGAAGATAGCTAGTATAGATGTAGACGCTGATGAAGACTCTGTTTGTATTCGCGTCGCAGCAGTAGATTCGCTCTATGTAACCAGGCATTGCATCTTGACTCACAATACCGGTGCTGGACTTCCTCTGTTCCAAGACTTACAGGAAATGTTGGCCTCGAAGGACTTGTCAAAAATCAAAGGATATGGGTTCTCGGAGAAGATCATTATTGGTTTTGATGAGTCAGTTGACCTAGAAGAGTTTGATGGGGATAAGATAGCTGATGCTGCCCTTAAGAAGAATGTTCTTGACTATTCGACAGACCTACTACGTTTGTACGTTGATCAACACAGATTGCAGATGCCAAGTGATGAGGATGTCCTGAAGGAATTTCAGGGACAAACATGGAGATCAATTTCCCCCACCACTACTGGACAGACGAGGGCATATTCAAAAGGCGTATTCCACGCGCTTGATGCTGCTCGGATGGCAATCCTAGGGCATGCACAGCATGACATTGAGACTTTCCTGCGAAACGAAAGAAAGACTCCCAAGCAGGAGCCGGTCTATGACATCTTTAATAGCTGATAGGTTTCAATATTGTGTGAGTTATGTCGACTAAGGCCTATGGGAGCAATGTGATACTAGAACTTAGCAAAGAGCTTCAGATAGAAGAGAGGCCAAGATCAGTGGGCAGCCTTGATCTTGACAGTCTCAGAGGTGAGATTGATGAATACTATGTTGCTATGAGAGGCTTCAGAGAGAATGACCCAGCCGATAATCTTGTATTCATATCGGGATTCACAGCTAGGGCAAGTCAGATCAGATCAAATATTGTGAGAGTTACAGAAGACAGATATATCCAGAACTTCAGAACGAAGGAACTAGACCCTTTTCTGACGGAATGTGATCGTCAGTTCAAGGTGTGGTCGAGGCTCATCTCAGCATTCCAGCTTGAGTGGGAAACCAGTAGAGGACAGAAATAATGCCTGACGAAATAGAAGATGCGATTAATGGCCTTGAGATGGCTGCGGCTGAGGTTTCTGAGACCCCCATTGTAGATGCCGGACAGGTTCCTGAGACCGCTATAGAGTGGAAGAATGAGGAATGGGGAAGTGTCGGTTCCGATGGTGGAGTAATTTTTGTAAAAGATGCAGATGTTGAGGTCTCTGACAAAGATCTACGGTCTGCATTCGCCGGGAGTCCTGAACTTCGCGTTCTGGAGCCTTGGGTTAGATCTATTGCAACGTCCAATCGTAGACGCCGAGGCGGCTTGTTTGAGAGGGACAAATATGCCGGAGCCAAAGGGGTCTTTGAGCAGTTCAAGGTGGCCCGCGAGGCCGCTGAAAATGATGACATTGTCAGCAATATCCTTGAAACTACGGAAGCACTGATCCTTAATAAGGTGAGGATTGAATGCGCAGATGATGATGAAGAGGATGTCTGGAATCAGATATCCAGAAACATGAACCTTGATGCAAGGTTTAGGGAGATGTGGCGGGAACTCTTCACTTACAGCCAGTACTATGTCGCAATAATGTGGGGTAACAAAACTTTCAAGCTGGATGGCAAGGGGCCACAGCGCGCTCGCCGCAAGACCTATAACTTGAAAGTCCCCTCGGCGATCTCGTTACTCGACCCAATGAAGGTTATCCCTGTTGGGGACTTCTTGTTTGGTAAAGATAAATTGGTCTATGTTGCGAATCGTACAGAAAGTACAAACATAGATGATGTGATAGCTGGTGCCAATACAAGTGATCAGGTCGTGCTGAACCTTCTGGTAGAAAAATATAATCCCAGTCGTGAGGAACGCTCAAAGATTGCTGAGGTTGTAGGACACAACATAGACCTCTCAAATCTGTACGTTCTTAATCCCCATTTGGTCTGGAGACATACAGCCACTCACCCTTCATATACAAGGTTTGCCCCTGTGAGGATGAAGAGTGTTTTTGAACTGTTGGATCTGAAACATCAGTTGAGAGAGATGGATAGGACACGCCTGCTGGGGAGCACTAATTTCATTATCCTGGTTAGGAAGGGATCAAAAGAGCACCCCGCCACCAGTGGAGAACTTGCCAGTTTGAACACGAGCGTCAGGACGGTTGCCCAAACACCCCTTATTGTTGGTGATCACCGTCTGACGATAGACATGATCACACCTGACATGGATATGACTCTTGATCCGGCTAGGTATAACACCATCGACAGTCGAATAACAGCCCGACTGTATCAGATCTTTCACTTGGGAAACTTCTGTCTAACGTCAGATACCGAGGTCATGACAGATTCTGGATGGAAGTTCTATCATGAGATCCAAGATGGGGACAGAGCTTATTCTGTGGACCCAAATACAAACGAGGGGCGGTTTGCAAACATCGAAGCTGTAAATGTGTTCGATCACAACGGCCCAATGCACAGGATCAGGACTCGCAGGCTCGATGTCCTATCCACTCCGAACCACAGATGGTATACGCAGTATGACCCCAGTGTTGATAAGTCAGCCCCAGATCGTCATAGGTTTGTAACTAGCTCTGCCCTAGGTCTAACCGATAGAATCCCTCTCAGATTTGAACCGGGAGACCTGCCAGTAGCCCCCACACACAAAGACCAATTGGTGCGTCTGCTCGCATGGTACATGACAGAAGGATGTAGGCGGTACGAATACCCAAACGGCAAGAGGTGTTTTATAGCCCAGTCTCGGACGGCCAACCCAGAGAAAGTTGAGAGGATAGCGGCTGACCTCGCTGCTCTTTGGGGTGAGCCGGGGTTCGTTGAAAATGGAGGGCTGTGGCACTATGACGGAATCACTTTTAGTATCGCCGCCGAAGTCGGTCATGAGATCGTGGATCTTTGCCCTGGTAGGGTGAAGGTACCTTCTTACGAATTCATAAATTCTCTGACGTACGACCAACTACATTCGTTCGTTGATGTATGTATCGACGGCGACGGTCACAGGGAAAAGAGCGGACGACGAACCTTCTACAGTAAGGACACAGAGATCGTTGATCTGTTTGAATACTGCGCTGTTAAGCTTGGTATATCTGTGACTCGCACAGCACATTTTACCTACCATGTAGATTCGCAAGATCGAGATGAGACCATTTGGAAAGTCAACTTGGGATTCAATTCTCATGCCAATCCAGCCAGAGCCGTTGATGAGACAGTCCGTAATGGCTCTGCGACAACAATGGATTATGTGCATTATACCGGGAAGGTGTGGTGCCCAACAACGTCTACTGGTACTTGGGTTGCCCGCAGAAACGGGAGAGTATTCTACACTGGGAATTCCGCTGGGACTGGCAAAGACGATTCTCTCAAGTTGATTAGGGTTGTAGCCAGGGGTCTTGAATCCAGGCGGCAAATGATCAAGGAGAATCTTGAACGTAATCTACTCCATCCAATCTTTGAGGCAAACGATTCGCTCAAATGTCGTCCCTCCATCCAATTCACCCCCAGAAGCATTGCTCTTGATTTCGATGCGAACTTCCTCCAGATCATGATGGATCTGTATTACGATGGGGCCATTTCCAGGGACACGATCCTTGGTGTTGTTGATCATCGCCAGGAAGACGAGTTCTTCCGTCGTGAGGTTGAAGCTGAGAAGTACGACAAGGTGATGGCACCAAGGGGGACCCCCCCCGGTCGCAAGGCGGGGCTTCTGGGCGGGAATAATAACGGTGGGGGGATGAATCCTGATTCGGTAAAACCTAATCCGAGGCCACGTCGTAACGAGAATGACATTCCCACTCCGCCTAAACGGGTGTAGGGCCAAGTAGGGGTTCAAGACTTTAGATCTTATGCCGAATGTATGTCTATGGGCATATCTCTTGAAACCGACTGTTCTCACGTATTCCTAGACAGTGCTATTCTGCTTCCTGACGACAGAGATATTGCTGGACATTGGGCATCTCATTACATGAATGACAACCCCGCCTACCGCTGGGTTGTGGGTAAATATGCTGAGGCCGACAATCCGAACCAGAATAACCAGATGTGGGCTCTGTCCGAACTGGAGAATGCCAAGGCAAGCATCACTTATGCTCCTCTGAACGTCCTGCACCGCCCTCAGCACATCGTTGGGGCATTTACCGGCGCTGAAATGAACTATCCGATTAGTTCCGATGGCGGTAGCGATTCATCATCCAAGGGTGCCCCCAAGGAAACTGATAATCATCCGAATGACCCCAACAACGATGAGGGTCCCGGTAACGACATGAAGAAAAAGAAGGGGAAGAAGAAGAGTACCAGTGACCTCACAGTACAGCACCCATACGTTGGAGCTGTTGCTGCATTCTGGAAATACTACTTCCCAACTGAATTGGCAGTTATCGAACGAGCCTTCAATGAGGGGTCACTCTTCTTTAGCATGGAATGTATATCTGACACGATCACCTTTAAAGATCCTTCAGGGGCCACTAAGACGTTCAAATATGCAGGTCCCAAGTCATCCAGCTATGGGACGTGGGGAGATAGGGCCAACATCCGACAATTCAACGGTTCCCACTTTTTCGCCGGAGCATTGATCTTTCCCCCGGCTGCCCCGGGTTGGAAAGGGGCCGACATCAACGAACTTTCCAAGAAAGTAAATGCAAATATTTCTGATGCTGAAGGCATTTATGAGATGTTTAAAGCTGAGTCTCCACACCTTAGACCAGCAGTATGGGAAGAACTAATGTTGTCTGTCGTATCTTCTTATAAGTGAAATGTCATAGAATGCTTAATATTTCCACCGCTCATGACGAAGATATATCTATGAGTGAAGATTCACCAAGTGTTAGGGCATTGCACGATTTGCTTTTGTCCAACAAGCCGTCTGAAGCGTCACACGATGCCTCATTCTGTCCAATCTGTGTGGAGTCTGCTGACGGCAATGACTCGCATAACGACACATTCCATGGAGGAGGTGACGTGAGTACATATACCCAAGACGAACTTGAGGCGCAGATTTCTGCCGCTGTCACTCCCATTCAGGCGCAACTTGATGCATTGCTGGCTTCCCAAGAGCAGGCTGTCATTGATGCCAGAATTTCTGAGATGGCTGAGACTCATAAGTCTGAGGTTGCTGAGATTCAGGAAAAGCTCGACAAGGCTATGGCCGACGTTGAGGCAGCGAAGGCTGCACGCGAGGAACTTGTTTCCTTCCTTGAATCTGAGCAGGCTGAGATTGATGCGAAGGTTGCACTTGATACTCGCAGCAAGGCAGTGGCTTCCAAGGTGGAAGGCATGTTTAGCAAAGAGTATGTAGAGAGCAATCTTGAGCGTTGGGCCTCTCTTGACGAGGAAGCTTTCGAGGCGATGCTCGCCGATTGGAAGGCTGCTAATACTAGCACCTCATCTGAAAACAAGAATTCAGGACCTGTTAGCACTGCTATGGAAAATAGCACTGATTCGGGTCAGTCCAAAGACGTGTCCGCAATTCGCCGGGCGCTCCAAATGAACCGAGAATCGGTTCGCGCTGTCGGCGCAAGCACTGTTTAGGAGGTGTGATATATGAGTAGCTATGGACGAAACTTCCAGTTTACTGTACCCCCCTCTGGTAAGCAGAGAAAGGGACAGTTCTATAACGATGGAGTTGCGATCCCCATTGGTGCTCCCGTCATCGTTGATCTAACGAACAACGGTATCAATGCACTGGATTTGGTTCCGGTTGTGTTGGCTACGACATCCCAGGCTATCCCCAAAAATAGCCAGGGCGGTATCGGGATTTATGAATACGGCCCTGCCGCATTCGCCGGTGATGATCCTACTTTGACGACTTACTCTGACAAAGACACAATCCCCGCTGGTGCGGCATGTGTGGTTGTCAGTGGCGATGATGTCAAGGTCCGCTTCACTAATACCATCGCTTCCACTTTCCTTAACACCCGAGCTTATGCCGGTCGTGTCATGGTCGCTGGAATTGGCGCTACCCCCACGGTCAGTGTTGGTAATTTGCTTACCCCAGGTACTGGCAACGATGCTGCCGGTTACTGGGCTAAGACTACCACCGCTGCCAATGGCTGGCTGATCGTCACCAAAGTCGACAATACCCGCACTGAGCTTGAAGCTCAGCTTGCATTCTAGGAGGAGGTGAAAAAGATGGTAGCAACCTCAAATTACACCGATAACCGGGGGCGAACCAGCGAGGAACGAGCTGCTCTACGTGAGCAGATTGATCTCGTCAACGCCGACGCTAAAGAGAACTGGGACGACCCTGCTTGGCATCGTGAGATGGCACAGCAAATGGCCGACACTATTCTTGAAGGCTTTGAACATGAGAACCTCCTTCAGATTATCACCCAGGTAGAGAACGCAACGTTCGACGCCCGTGTGTACGTCAAGGAAGTCCGTGGTCTTAAGGCTCACTGGGTTGCCAGAGGTGGATACATTGAAGCTAGCACTTTGCAGAGCAAGGTGATGGAGCTTCCTCGTGACACCGTTGGTTTCCATGTCCAGGAGTTTGAAGACAAGCTTATAACGGATTTCGCCGAAACTCAGTCAACTCTGATTGATCTAGGTGGACAGCGGCTTGATGCAGACGTGAACCTTAGGGTTCTCTCACTGTTCCAGGCAGCCATTCCTTCCAGCTCCCCCTATTATGTCTCAGGTAGCGGTCTTAGCCTCTCGGCTCTGAACGGTGCTCTGCGTGATGTAAGAGATGCTAGCAAGGTGAATGATGTTTCCATTGTCGGTCGGTCTACTATGACTGATCAGATCATGGATCTTCTGCTAGGAACGGGCTCCAATGGTGCCGGTTTCCTTCCTCAGACGAATGAGGATCTTGTCCGTCGAGGCGTCTTGGGAACCTATCGTAACGCTACGGTCGTTACACTGGTCAACCACAAGGACGCTGATGATGTCAGCTTCTTCCCTGCCAACGAGATGTATATTGTTGGTAGAGATGCCAGCAAGTTCGCCTTCTGGGGCGGTCTGATGTTCCGTGAGTACAGTGAACAAGACGCCTGGTTTTGGCATTACATTGCCCGTAGGGACTTCGGAGGCGTAGTCCACCATCCCGAGCGTATTCGTAGAATCGTGGACACTAGTATTACTCCGTGATAGTCCCACATATCATTGAGTCGTAGGTTGGGCGAAGATCCCTAGACCCAACTGTAGGAAATCCCCCCAAGTTGTAAGGCTTTGGGGGATTTCCGCGTTTTCCTCTTGCTTTTGATCTGATCGGTGATAGCATCAGTGGAATGAAAGTCTGTTTTGAATGTAATAAAAATCTGCCTCTAGACAATTTTGCCTATCAAAATAAGAAGTTGGGTAAGTATAAGGCACGATGTCGACCGTGCGAACATGATCGTCTGGCAGGGAGTTTTGATCCGGCATCAGCCTATGACAAGGACATGCTGAGGGCCCGCGCCAAGAAGATGAAGATGAAAGGTGACCCCCGTTGGCAACTTTATGATCATGATTGGTTTTTCAAGCTCTACGGTCACATTGAACTTCAAGATATTGGAAAGATCGTTGGAGGCTCTAAATCTGAGATGACTAGGGTGGCTAAGTTCCACGACGTGAGGAGGTCGGGGAAGAACCAATATGATGGGAAGATAGCAATAGCAGCAGAAGGCTCTGGTATTAAGCTGTCTACAGTATATGCTAGGATCGCAAAGGGAGATACTATAGAAGATGCACTTAGGCCTGTAGAGCGTAATGTATATGAAGCATATGGTGAGAAAAAAACTCTGACAGCTTGGTCCAAGGATATTCGTTGCGAGGTATCTGATAAGACATTGTCCAGAAGGGTCGCTACTGGAATGGACTTGTTGGTAGCGATGAAGGCAATCGCCCCCGTACAATATGAAGCCTTTGGGGAATCTAGGTCTCTGGCAGATTGGGCCATTGACCCGAGAGCACAGGTGAGCTATTCAACGATCAGCAGCAGGCTCAATTCTGGCTGGGATATTGTTGAAGCTTTGGCCACGCCTTCTGAATGGCGACCGCCCAAGAGGCTTACGGCTTTCGGGGAAACGAAGACCTATAGCGAATGGGTGTCTGACGATAGATGTGTGTGTGATAATCCTCACACTTTGCGGACCAGAGTGAAGACGTATGGATTTTCTCCCGAGGATGCCATTACGTCTGAGATGCTTGACAACACGTCGGAGGGAGAAAGAAGTCTAGCAGATTTTGTGCAGACCTACACGGACATTGAGAGAAATGTCAGGTCAGCAGTACCTAAATATGAGATTGACATATTTATTCCCAACCTTATGATGGCTATAGAGTACAATGGCATATATTGGCATTCGGAGGCTATCAGGAAGAAAGCTTATCATTATGACAAGTGGAAGGCATGTAATGATGCTGAGATAAAGTTGATTCAGATATGGGAGGATGATTGGCTTCTGCGTGAGGGGGTAGTCAAGAAGATGCTCTTGCATAAATTGGGTTTCGCGAAAGAGGGAAAAATGGGGGCCAGGCAATGTACAGTGTCACATGTTGGCCGAAGGGAATGTGTCGACTTCTTGGAGGCTAATCACATCCAGGGTTCAGCAACATCTTCGGTGAGGCTGGGGTTGAGGTCCCCGGGGGGAGAGTTGGTAGCATTGTGCGTTTTCCTTAGAGCATCTACTCCTGATAAGCCGTGGTCTCTTGTCAGGTATGCAACGAGTAGAAGTGTGACAGGGGGGTTCTCACGGCTCCTGAAAGCTTTTGTGAGAGAGTATCACCCAGTTCAGATAGTGACGTTTGCTGATTTGTGTATTTCAAATGGAGACCTTTATCAACTAAATGGTTTTATAGAAGATTCTTTACTGCCTCCAGACTATAGGTATGTCTACGATGGCAAGAGGGTTCATAAGTTCAATTTCAGGAAAGGTAGGTTCAAGAGAGACAAGCGTCTTAAGTATGACCCCTCTATGACTGAGCGAGAACTAGCAGAATTGAATGGGATTCCTAGGATCTATGATGCCGGAAAGATCCGCTACACCCTGACACCAGACTATCCAGACCCCACCAGACGTTCCCCAAGCTCCTCTCGTGAGTTCTGAGGGATTTAGGGTAGATAGGTACCACAAACGCTACGAACGCATGAGAGGGCTTCCTGTAGCATCTGACGGGGGTTAGATATATTTTGTTTTGGTGTTGGTCGATAGCAGAACATCCGGTACAGTGACATGAAACAAGAACCAATGGAGATGCGCAATGTCAGAAACTAGTGATCCAGTTGTTGAAGAGTGGGAAAACGTTTCCGCTGGGAAAGTCATGGTGAACAGGTTCACTGGAGTTGGCCACGAGGAGCGACAGGACCCCGTAGCCCCAGGTAGGACAATCCTAATCTCTACCAAGGAGC